TCAGCAGCTATATTTATTTTCTGATCATATTTTTGTCGTGTAGTAGTGACTATGCTTCTTAATCGTGAAGCTTCAGCACCACTAAGATCAAACTTCTCTACGGACTCCTCTACTGCTCTGTCTATACCGAATTGAGAAGCAGATACCCCTCTGTCTCCGTGGCCTAGCTGGCTTCCTGCACTTATTTGTCCTGCAGATACTTTAGGGGACTTGGAACGTCTAGATAGACCATTCACATAGTTTGCTTGAATCTGAGAAGCGTCAGTTTTATTTCTAGTTTTGAACTTTAAAGTTTTGGCCTGCTCGAAGTTATTTACTATAAAAACGGCATCACCTTGTTTTGTACTAGCCATTGATTTAGCAGACATAGCCGCTTTTTTCTCTGCTGTAGTATCAAATCTCACAGCGGCTTCTTGGGAAGCGTAGAATGCTTTTAACAAATCAAATAAATCTCTTCGTTCCGTAAGGCTTAGTCGTACCCCTGTTTCTTTAAAAATAATGGCAGCTTGGTGCTCCTTATTTACTATGAGTATTTGGCCCTTAAATTTTTCTGCATCACTACGAGACTGCGAATCTTTAGTCTTTTTACTAGACTTTTTTCTTTCCTGGGCTCTTTTTGCAATGAAATCTATAGCCTTTTTAAGTTTAGCAGAACTCATTAGAAGTTCTTGTATAAGTCTAAAACTCTCTTAATGTGATCTGGGAACGCTACATTGTTACGTTGACTACTAGAGCTTTGATTCTGGATAGATGCACCAGCGATTGTGCGCCGTTCTTTGTGCTCATCTTTTAAGTAATAAGTAATTAGGTCAAATACTGCTAATTTTAAATCTTCTGGTATAGCTGAGTAGCCTGCTTTATAAACTACCTTTACGGCAGCAGGACCGTAAGGCCAGTGAACAGTACCACCCCCAGAATTAGTTCTAATAATACTGTCGGTACTTGAGTCGAGAAAATAGTTGAACGACGACGTAGTAAGAGTTGTATAAGTGGCGGCATATGAGGATCTTTCCTGAACTGAAATGATAGAAGTTACAGGGCTCTCGGTTAGTTGTACTACGTTGGTGCCCCATGTTATTGTGAACTCTTCTTCTTTATTGACTGAGAAGAAATCTACAAATGAATTTCCGCAATAAGTTTTTACTAATTGACTCACGGCCGGAACTAAAGAATTAATGCGCAGGTCTTCTTTAGGACTCGCAATGCCTTCAGCTTCTTTGTAATCTGCTAATGTTATTAAATTTGCCATAAGTATATTAGTAAAAACTTGGGGGAGAAAAACTCCCCCAGGTTAATAATCTGGAAGAGAGTATCTCCCAGATTAAAGTAAACCTTAGCCTATTGGTAAGGTAAACGAACTGCAGGCTTATTAGAACCCGCGCCAGCAACTAACTCGTTAAAGCCAAGAGACTGAGTTGCGACCAATACGGTACGCTGCTCTTTGACGATGTAGTCAGTTTCTACGTTAACGCCGCGCAAACGTGGAATCACATAGTTGTCCATGTTTACAGCAATAGCTGCAGTAGTAGTAACTGCACCACCGTTAGCCAAGTTGTAAACCAAACGATCACTAGCGATTACTGGTGAACCAAATACGGTTCCTACCATACCAGAAAGTTTAGTAGCTAAATCACTACCAACTTCGGTAACATCGGTAAAGCCAGATGCGTCGATCAACTCGTAGTATACGTCAGTAGGAACGATGTATGCTACACGACTTGCGTCTAGACCATACTTGCCCATTTCCTTTCGTAGTCCAAGAAGAACCGCAGGAGTAACTTCACCAGCGCCAGAAGCGTCAAGTGCTGTTCCAGCAGAAGCTGCGCCAAAACCGTTAGCGTTATCAGCGCCGTTAACACCTACTAGACCTTTAGAGATGTTACCTGCACCAGCACCAACTAGTAGAGCTGAATCAATAGCAGTAGCGTGAGCACGTGCTAGAGCTGAGGTAAGCATAGGTAGTACTGAAATAACGATTTGCTCGTCTGTATCAGCAGGAATAAACGTACTAGAGATCAATCTGTGCGCTTGCAAGATAACCTGATTAACGTTATAGTTGTTATCAGAAGCACCAGCTTCTTCCAACAAGTTGTTAGCCACGTCAGCACCGCCAGCATTGAAGTTAGCCATTTCGGTGTCAGGAGCGATTGGTAGTACAGTAGCACCACTAGAAACCTGAATTTCGCGGAATAAAGGAGCAACCTTCATTGCCTGACGTACTTCCATCTCAAACTGATTTGAAACGATTACGTCAACACCAACTGCAGAACCATCACCAGCAGTACCAGTATATGTTACGCCAGCTTTCTCTAGAGTCTCGCGACCAAATTTAGTATCCCAGCCTTTGCCAGTAACCTTACCTAGAATGTGAGCAGACAATAAGTCTCCACCCATTGCTTTAACATCTACGCCTTGTGTACGGCCAGAGAAATCACGCTTGCTGTTACGCATAGCTTCAAGCTCGGCTGATTTTTCCATCAACTCAGACTTATACTTCTCTAATACTTCAGCAGTTTCAACACCTTTAGATGCGAAATCAGCTTGCATATCAGCTAGTAAACGCTCGGCACCTGATGTTACACCAGATACTACAGCAGTCTTAACTGTTTCTTCTTGTTGAGCTTTGGCTTCAGCTTCTGCTGCAGTCTTCTCAACTAATTCTTGTGCTACGGCTTCATCCGCGGCTTTCTGTTCGGCTTGCTTCATGGCAATCTTGGTAGCAGTTTCTTCTGCTACTTGCTTTGCAAATGCGGCTAAGTCGATTTCTGGAGTATTAACTTCAGACATTTGTATCTCCTTTTGAACCTGTTCGGTTCCGTCCGGTGTATCACTAGCTACGCTAGAAGTATTAACTTCGTCTTTAGCCAGAGTCTGACCGGCTAGATCTACACGATTTGTGAAAGTTTTTTTGAATTCTTCGTACTCATCCATTGAGTCAAAAGACTTCGCTAGCGAGAAAGTAGCTTCCTGATTACAAGGTACGGAAACAACCGATACCTCAAATAATTCTGCGTCCTTTATCATTAATCCGTCAGTTTCCTTTATGAAATCAGCATCCTTGACTCGGAAACCAACAGAAAATGCTCCAAGGATACCTTCTTTTACTAATTCGCAAACATTAGCGGGTGCTGACTTGCTAATTTTTGCTTCTAACTCCAGGCCGTTCTCTGTTACTTTCAGGCCCGTAGCACGACCGATAGGACGATCGTAATCATGATTGAAAAGAATAATAGGATTCTTTTCGAAATTCTTTAACCCACCTTTATTCCATGCTTCTGCTGCTATGGAATCACCAGCGCGATCAAAATCGGCTGTACTTGCCATTCCACGAATCATTACTGATCCATCTTCTACGGCATGGGTCTTGAAAGTTGAGGTTAAATTAAAAATTTTATCCATTCTTTTTCCCCGGCTTTGCTTGGGCTAGCTCGGCTAAAGGATCTTTATCATCTTTATGAATAAGGCCCCATAGCTCTGGTTCATACTTCTCTATCCATTGTACTGCGGAAGTATAAGAGCCCATTACGTTTACTATTTCTTTCGGAGTAAGAAAAGCGGGTCTATCACTAGCACGCTTGTACTCATCTAAAGGAACAACATATCCTTTCTCTGCAAAGTACATTCCCATTTCTTGAACTACTTTGCGTTTTCTGTTTCTAGTCGCTGCCATCTTCGTCATCCTCGGTTGGTCTGCCACCCTCGTCGGGATTGGCTGCACTCCCTGCTATATTCGCAGGAACTCTAACATCGTCTTGTCCTTCTAGAGCTTCAAAGCCTAACCGAGTTCTAGCTTCATTGATAGTAATAATACCACCATTTACTAACGAACTATAGTACTGCGACTGATCTCTCAACTCTGGTTGTAGAGCTGGGATATCTATAACGTCTTCTTTTATCTCATATCCAAAGAAGCGGCTGTAAGCGTAGTTTATCTTTCTTACGATAGGTAAGATTGTCTCAAGATAATACATTCTCATATTAGGACGAATGTTTGCATTGTTTCCTGAGTCTAATAAGATAGGTGGGATACCCAATGCTTTTAGTATAATTGTTTCATTTTCTGTAATAGAAGATTGGAAGTCTAACTCTTTAAAGTTTACGTTAGAAATACTATCAATCTCTAGACCACCGTCGAGAATCAGAGGGCGTCTACCACCTGCGTCTGGACGATATCGAATGCTCCATGATTGAATCATTCGTTCTTTAATCTTTTCACTTAATGTGTTTGGGCTTTTTAATACTAGTCCTGGTACTGCTCCGTTCTTAAAGAAGTTATCTTGAAACTTTCTCATTGAAGTTGTAAGTGCCATTGTGCGGACAGCAGGCTTTAGTCTAGAGGTTCCTCGGAAGATAGAGTAAAAGGAATTCTCCTTAACGTGTATAATCTCGTCTGGACCATAGTCTACATCGTTGTATGTGTACTTCTCTATAAATGTTTTAGGATCTGCGTGTATTGTTACGCTGTCTGCGGGTAAATGGTATAAGTGAGCACCATCGTAGTATATGAAGATATTACCATCAAGTAGGTAATCAGTGATTAGGTTTCTTTTAAAAGAACTAACATCTTGAAACATATTAGGTTCTTTGTTGAGTAGCTTATTTACTGTGGATCTTCTCATCCCTTTCTGTACGCCATTCGTCTGATTAGGATGAACAACTACTGGAATCTCTGCTACGTCGTCTACAATCATGTTTACGCCACGATTTACAATCTCTAGCGTTTCATAAAACTGTTCATAATTCTCTGTGTATTCTCTAGACCCTTCTTTGTTATTACCAAAGTAGGATTGGATAGGATTTAACTTTTCCATGTACTCATCGACAGCTTTCTCAACTTCGCCATCTTTACCACCAAAAATGTTACTATACCATGCCATGCTTTTCTCTTTGAATCTCTACCCAGTTCTTCTGCTTGTTCGCAGTGCCTAAGCTAGGGTTTCTCCCATAAATGGAATGTAACTGTAAATGATGAGCATTGCATAGAGTTACCGTATGTTCGTACAACTCTGACTGATGCTCCGCTATGAAGTCTTCTCTAAAAGAAAGTACATTCTTGGGGTCTAGTTTGTTCTTTGCCACGTAATCATGTATAAGAGGGGCTAACGTATGAAAGTGGTGAAAATCTAGTTTAACTTTACCGCCACATATTCGGCACTCGGTGCCTTTTTCATACTTATTCTTTGCCTTGTCTCTTATGTATTTTACGATGTCTCTTTTTAAATCCATTTTCTAATACCAGAATTATATCGAGTTTAAGGTACCATGTCAAATACTATTTTTGGATGGTATCGTTAAAAGCCACTGTTTGATGTTTCAAATGAGTAAAGGGCATACCTTAGCGCATCTGCCATGTGTGAGGCTCTATTGTGTTTTGGTTTTTCTTTAAGTAGATTCGGGTTAGGATCCCACTGATACTGGTCTAATGCCGCCAGTGTTTCCGTGCATGTTTGATCTATAAGCAGTCGATCATTATCAACTATTCCCTCTACTCTTGCAATGCCATCTAATACTGATTTCTTAGCATTGATAGTACTAATGTCGTAATTTTGTGCAAAGTCAAATCGAGTTTGTTGAGCTGCGGAGTCAATAAATATATAGTCTATGTCCCACTTATCGATAAGTCTTTGTATCTCACCTGCGTGTTGCTCAGTTGTCTTCTCAGCATCTAAGTACTCATCTAGTAAGTAGAATGTCTCTTCATCCCAGTCATACCCAATTACACAGAATGCAGTAGGATCTCTATACCCTACGTCAAGCCCTGCAAATACATCTAGACGTTTAGTTTCCATATCTTGGAAAGAGCCTGTGCACTTCTCGAAGTCAAAGCTCCATACCTGCCCTTCAAACGTATTGAAGTCAGCTTCATACTCTTGTCGGAATTCTGCCTCTGACATACTCTTTCGAGCTTCTGCTATGTCAGTCTCTGACATACGAGGATTAGACTTATAAGTAGCTTTTATAGATATCCACTCTGAAAACTGATCATCAAAGCCTCTATCAAAGAACTCCGCGAACCAGTTGTTGCGACCCCGAGGCGTTGAAATGAAGATAGCCTTTGAATTGTCTTTATCTAGTGTGGGACGTAGTGCTACGTTAAAAGCGTCTCTACCATCGGCTAGTGCCGCTTCGTCAAAAATAATTAAATCGTATGATCTACCAACACAAGAGTCAACTTGGTTTACTGATCCCATCCGGATAGTAGAGCCGTTAGATATTTCGATAACCTTATCTTTTGCGTTGTCTTTAGTAACTTCTAGGTCGAAGTGTTTGATCAACGTCCGCTGGAGGTCGAAAGAAATTTGAGATAAGGCATAGTTGGGGGACATAATAAGAATATTGGAACCAGGAACAAGAGATACTAGTTGCCCAATAATATTCGCTATATAAGTTTTTCCCTGACGTCGGGAAACTGCTGCACAGATGAATCTGTACTTAGGAGAATTGATAGCATTTATAATAGCTACCTGAGAGGGGAGAGGCTGAATGCCCAGTAAATCCATGTACGGTTCTACTGGGAGCTTGAGAAACTTATCTGCTGCTGGATAGTCAAGAAGATAATCTGGGATTATATCTTGTCTGCTAACTTCTATCATGCTTTATACTTCCACCATTTCCCTTTTAGTAGTTTTATAGCTACTGTTAAGGGATTAAAATATTTTGTTTCGAACACGTAACCGTAGTCTATCATATCTTCTTGAGTAACTACTCTTCCAAAGATATTGTCTGTCCAGTCATTCTCTATTCTTAGTACTGCGTGGCCTCTGTGGGGCTCTTTAACGTAGCAGTAAGTAATCTGAGCTTTATAAGATATAAGCATCCACCAAAACTTTAAAAGACTTTCGTCACAGTGCCTATACAGAGTAGTTAGTGCAAAGTCTTCGCAATCACCTCTATACCGCACTAATTCACCTTCGCCTGTAGGCTTCATTATATACCAAGCATCTCGCTTGCCATACTGGTCACCGTCTTTGACATAAATAAACTTTTCTTTTAAATATACTACTTCTTGCTCATCCATGCGGACACTCCCATATATGCGCCTACTACACCCGCCTGCGCTATGTAAAATAATCCTAACAAGTCTGCTAGGGCTGCTACTCTTGATTCTGAAATGTAAGTACTGAATAATAGAATGTTAAAGCCAATCATTGACAACATTGCTACCCAGGCCATTCGTTTTTGAGCTTCTGACTTCTCTTCCCTCAATTCTATTTCTAGCATATCTTGGGCTCTTTTTATTTCTTCGTCGGACACGGTTCCATCTCCGTCTAAGTCAAACTGTGCATATATTGAGTCTTTTTGTAGCTCTTTCACTCGCACTCACACGGGTCGCACTCGCAGGGGTCACAACAGCCACAACACTCGTTAGGTGAGTCACTACCCAATAGTTTCATGATGTCTTTGCGTTGCTGTTCTATTAAGCTTGCTTGGTGCTCTAATTCTACAAATTGCTTGTCAGACTTAGAACGTTTTTTCTTCTTAGGAAACTTCACTACATTATCTTTACTCATAGATTACCCCTTTAATAGACTGACAAGGAAACCAACTATTAGAGGTACTAGAAAAATACTTACCCCTACAGCTAAAGTGCCTATCTTAATCATATCTATTAGCTCTTTACGAGCTTTTTGCTTACGTTTAGTTTCATCTAGGCGCCTCTTTCTTGCATTTGCTAGTTCTTGCATGGCTTGTGCATATAGATCGCTATTACCACTGACTAGAAAAAGATCTTTGATCTCTTTCATAGTATCATCAATTTGTTTTTTTGTCAGAGCTGCTTGTATCGCATCTTTCTCTGTAAGCTTGCCTGAGTTATGAAGCGTTTGTAAGTCAACTTGAGCACCGCCTAAACTAGTAAGGAACCCACTTATAGAAGATATATCGTTAGTCGTAGAAGCTACCTTATTTATCATAGAGGTAGCAGTACTTACTGCTGACATAATAACACCCAGTTCCATAATCATGATTTCAGTCCCAGAATGTGGTTTTTGTTGAAACCATCTTTGGTATGCAGTAGGCTGCTATATCTAGTTGTTTTTTACCCTTCTCGTTATGTTCAATTCTGTAGGCGAAGTAGTTGCATCTGTTTATGTCTCTAAACATCATGTTGCCAGCTAGCTGTTCTCCAGCTACGTTGACAACAAGTAGGAACGCCATTACCATTTAACTTTGTCAGCCCAATATGCTGCTGACATCTTTCCTCTGGCTATATTCTTGGCGTGACGCGCTTTAAAACTCTTTCGTTTTGCTTTCATTGCAGCTGACTCACCCGCTTTAGGCTTGCCTGCAGTACTTGCTCCTTTCTGACCAAATCGAATGGTCTTTACTTTAGAACCTACTTTAGCTACAACAATGTGTGACTTTTTCTTATGGCTAGGAGTTCTCTTTGGTTTGTTATAACCTGAAACACCTGCTCTTTTTAATCGGGAGTCCTTCTTCTTAGCTTTTCTTTTTACTGCCACGTTTTTTTCTCTTCACAAAGGTGCGAACGTTAGTCGGCTTTCCTCCTGGATTACCAGCTGCTCGCTTTCTGCGAACAGCCGATTTTCGTTGCTTTTCAGTTAGACCGGCAGCTTTGGCTTTTGGTAGACACTTTGGATATGTTTTCTTACCTGCTTTACTTCTTCCACATTTCTCGTAGCCGCCACCCTTCTTGGGTCTGGATATATCTACCCACTCTTCTTTAAACCATTTCTTTAAACTCACGGTCTACCTCCTATGGCCTCACTTCTTCTTTTTCTTCTTTGCTATTGCTTTACGAAGTGCTGGTGGTAACTTCTTCTGAGCTGCTGTTAAACCGCCCATAGACTTCTTCTTTCCTTTACCCTTACCTTTTTTGGCTGGACGCCCTCTCTTCTTTCCGTATGTTCCTTTTCCTGCTGGCATTACTTACTCCCCATGCGGTATTTACCGCCTTTGGCTTTATAGGTCTTTACAAGCCATCCATTTGCATAAGCTGAGGGGTATACAGCAAACTTTCGTTTAGTCTGTGCCTTCACTCTTGCGTAAAGTTTTTTATTAGTAGGAATCGGCTTTTTCTTTGCCGCCTTACGTTTCTTACGAACCGCCATTGTATTCTCCCTCTAACTTAGTCTCTAAGACCCGTACTCTTATTTCAAGGTCGCGAACTCTTTTAATATTGTCCTGTACCTCAGGTGGTGGTACAAACTCATCTATCCAATTATCGTTTTCTTTTATCTCGATAACTGCAGCCCCAAGATTGTGCTCTAGGAATGAGATTCTTTCTGTGATACCTGTATACGCCCACACTGAAACCGCAGTGACTGTTACTAACCCAATAAGATTTTTTAAGGGTATAGCTAGTTCAGTAGTCTCATTTAGTTTCATAGCCATAACTATGTTTGGGTGACTACTGCCACGACTATGCCTGCTAGAAATACTACAAGAGTGCCTAGCCCAGCCATTTGTCTTTGTTCCATTCTTACGAGTTGTTCTTCAATACGGTCGAACCGAGTAAAGGTAGTTTTCCACCGTTCCTCGCATTGGACTTCATGTTCTCGCAACTCCATTTTCACTTTAAGCACTTCATCATCAGTTAACATCTTTTAATAGCTTTTCCATGAGCTTACCGTAGTTGCCCTGGCCGAAAGGTACACCTTCATTAATCTGGACATTAGTCTGACTTCTTACGCTGGTTTGATTGAGTTTTTCGAGTTCCGCTTGCGCTTTAATCTCATCCATTCTCATCTTGTGTGCCATTTGTAACAGATCAGCCAAATCTTTGCTAGAATATACGCCAGTTTCCTTAGCCTCTTCTAGTTTGTTTTCAATCATTTCGTCTAGTACACTTGCAATATTATTCTTATTGCGATAGCCCATGTCTAAATAAACGGTGTCAATATACTTCTTAACCTCTCGCTTATTTAACAACTCCACCACTTTATTCTCAGGCACGCCTAAGTATTGGGTGACCCCGGTGATGTTTCCGAACTGCAAATAAGAGTTCGCAACTTCGAGTCCCTCTGGGGATATTGTAGTTAATTCTTTAGCCATGGTAAGATTATATTCTCAAAGGGGTGGATTGTCAAGAACTTTTTTTGAGAAGGTATTATAAAAAGCTAGGTGGTGTCGGCCACGCTACAGCATCTACATTTTTAGGATTATCAAGACTGCTCGTGACATTCCTTAAAGCAGTTCTATAACTACGTGCTTCTTCTCTTTGAGCATCAGTTAACGTATTGTCAGGTACTTGTGTCCAGTCGGTACTTAGCAAGAACTGTGTTCTATAATGGCGAATTTCTGCTAATACAGGTGCTGCATCCCAAGACCAAGACTCTGTTTCCATGCTGTAAGTAGCATAGTTATTCGGGGGCGCTCCAACATCGTCAAATTGTAGTGTAGTGGTGTTAAACCAGTATTTATCCATAAACTCAGCTAAGTCTGTAGTGCCCATATTAGTGTCTGTTAAATACACCACCCGCACGCCATCTGTAACTCCTTCATCTGGAAACTCATTCTGAGGAAATACTATCCTTTCTATCTTGCCTGTGCTTTCTGTGATGAAGCACACATATCTTACGTCCATAATTATTTACCTTAATTTACCTAGTAACATTGTGGGAAGCCCCCAAGGGTTGGATACAAAGCCAGCACTGCCAAGTACAGTTATACTAATTAATATCCTTGACTGTGCTACTATGTTTGTTGAATTAAATTTTGCGCATCTAAAAACAGAAAAAGAGTTTGTGCCTTGTGTAGCACTGGACCATCCCATCTCTACATACGCATCTTGGTCAGCTGTTATCTGGTCCCCGTAGCTATTATGGTTTAAGTTACCTGCAGATACCTCACTAATGTAGTGAGTACTGTTTGTTCCAAAACTTCTAGAGTCTAATGCTATTACTCCCGAGGATGTTAATAGCTGCAGTCCATAATTGTGGCCTAAGTTAGGATTCTCCCCAGCATTTCTTACTATAAAATAATTTACTGCTTTAGCTGTCCATGTAGAAGTAACTTGCGTACTACTTACGAATGTTACTGTGAGTGCGTAAAATGACACAGTTCTTGTCGCAGCATTCCATACAGCAAAGATACCTTCATTCTGTCCACTTACGTTCTTTGCGTTTACAAATATCAGAGGCTTATCTATAGCTCCAGATATAGTAACGGTGCTAGCTGTTCCTGCGTGGGAGACACTTTGATGCACTAAATTGGAAGCAGTATCGGCAATTAAAAAACTACCACTACCATCTGCTCCTGTAACTTCCATTCCATAAGCCATTATGAAGTCCTTACCGCATATGTAAACCCACTAATCGTTCCCGAAGAAAGAGTGTTAGTAATAACATATCTGTCTGTTGCTTTTGTAATACTTATATTCGGTTGGTACCCTTGGTAAGCCGCTGTTGCTATAACTAATACTTTCGACGTATTGTTTGCGGCTGCACAAAGAAAAGTAGCACTTGCTCCAGCTGTTAAACTAAATGTAGAAAATACTGCCAGGTTAGATGCTCGTAGATTAGAGCTAAATACTTCTGTACTCGCATTTGGCCCATAGACTACTATACCATAAGAGTTATTTCCTGGTGTACCTGGTTGCACTGCTGAGGATCCTCCACCCGAAGTTCCTCCAGGAGTAGCAACAGTAAAAGTGTCTGTAACTCCGCCAACATTAATAGGTACATTTACTGAAGTTCCGTTATTTGCAGAAGCCGTTGCTTTAGCCCATACGTACTGTCCACTACTGACTGTCTTATTTGCTGTTGTGTAATCCGAAGAGTTTATACTAGGATTAGAACTTCCACTCTTAACTAAGAATAAACCTCCGCCCCCTGTTACTGTAGCGGGGGTGTTCATTCCCGTTATTAGTACTCCTCTGTGGTGGGTAGAGTTCGGGGCAGCGTTTGCAATATCTGCAAAAGTAAACTGGTTGGGTGTTGTATCTACAACATAACCAGAGACAGTACCTGTTATTGCTGCTGTGTAAAAATTGCTCTTGTTATCGGTATAAGCAAGCCCTACACTGTAGCTTCCATTAGCCGTAGTAGATATAGTAAAAGACTGTACGCCTCCACTGCCATTTACCCTAAGTGAGCCAGATGACACAGATACGGGTCCACTTGCAACACTTACAGATGCATCCCTAGTAGCTGATCCGCTTTCTGAGGTGCTACCTGTAACTACAATCGTATCGCCAGCTGAAAGATTACGAGTATAACTATTTCCTCCAATTGCAGTTACAACTGCTTGATTATATTGAGTCATATATGTCCTGTACTGTTCCTTCTCTAATCACATACCCCCTGTCTGTTCTGGTTGCAGCGGTTCCGGGTATACCGGTGTTTCCTGCGACAGGAAGTGCTTGGTCGTGTACGGTGTTGTATTCATCTAACAGGTTATTAGTTTGCGAATATTGAAAAACTTCTCGAATATAGTTAGAGTAGTGTCCTTGTCCTCTGTGGTCAGGATGTACTGCTATACCCAGGGGAGCAAGTGTTTTTGCTCCTTTCGAAAAAGCTGTAAGAACCCATAGAATTCGTGTACCGTCTTTTGTTGATATAATTCTGCTGTTTTTAAATGAGTCTTCAGTTCCGTCCGGTGCGTCAAAGATAGCATCATCAGGAGTATGAATGGTATTGTCAGCTAGGACTTCTGCTAACCAGGCTCTATCACTTTCAACAGCAGTTCTGCCATCGTATGTAGTAAGACTGGTGGGGGTGGTGATTTCCATCCGTTTCTCCTGATAGTTTTTGTGAATAGCCCCAATTATAGTCAACTTAAGAATAATTGTCAAGAACTTTTTTTGCTTGGTATGATTTTAACTTATACACCGTTTCTCGTTTTACTTTTTACCAAAAGTCGTACGTGAGGGGGACGCCGGCGAAGCCGCGATAGGCAACGTCTATCAACCGCCCCCTATTGATAGGAACAAACGATGAGACAAGCCGGTCAGATGTGTTATAATAGTTGCATATTCAGAGAGAGGCTATGGTATGTTTGAGGTGATTAAGATTGCGATGCTGTCATTGTTCATGACACTAATGGTTGTTGTTAGCGCGGTTACGGGTTGGATGTTTGTTACTAACGGATTGGATCTGTTATCACAATTCATCGGCGCGGCTATGATGGTGCTGGCTTTTCTTATCTCATGGATTACGTTTTATATCGTGAATGAGATGGGCGGCTTATAACTAAATCGAATAAGCTTATTCCAAAACGGTCTTTGACAAATTACTAAAATGCGTTATAATATACGCTTACTAACTAAGGATGACAATATGTCTAATTACACTCCCGCAATGGTCGCCGCTATCGAAGCTGCTGCTCCTCTCAATCTCGCTAAAGCAAAAGCGTTAGCTACCGATTTCGGTCTATCGCATCGCTCTGTGATCTCTAAGGCGAAAAGCCTAGAGGTGGAATATGTCGCGGTTGTTCGCACAGCGGCCAAGCGCGATGCTGTCACCAAGGCGGACATTCTGCTTGGCATCCGCGAGGGCTTATCGTTAGCCTCACGCGAGGGCGATTTGACCAAATCAGAATTGGTCACGATCCTAGAGCACATCGGGTAGATGTTGCTCCCAATCATTGGATGGTTAGGGGCGGCGGCATTGTCCGCTGCTCCCTTCATCATCGACACTGACGAAGGCAAACTGTTGGCGATTCTTGGCTTGGCACTATTAACCTTGCAAGCTATCAAGATTCGATGCTATAATTTGATCCTTCTAAACATTACAGGCATTATTGGATATTCTTATGCACTTTATATTTGACCTAGACGATACCGTTGTAAACACCAGCCACCGTCAGCGTTTGCTAGCCGATGGCTCGATTAACCTAGAATTCTGGCGTGCAAACTGCACTGTCGGCATGGTAGCCAAAGACAAACTGTTACCATTAGCCAGCAAAATGCAGGGCGCTATTCGGGACGGCCTAGACGTTATCGTTTGCACTTCTCGCGTTATGGGCGCTGCGGATTTCGCTTTTCTTCGCGCTCACAAAATGCTCGGCAATGCCATGCTTTCTCGCATGGGTGGCGATGAGCGGGGTTGCGGCATTCTTAAACTCGACAAATTGCAGGCGCTGGCAATGTCACGCGGCATTCAATGGCAGCAATTTGCAGCCGATTCAATTATGTTTGATGACTCAAAAGAGGTTCAAACGGTACTCGGTAATGCTGGCGTTCGCGTCATTGATCCGGTACAATATAATCTTACACAACAAAAGGTAGCATAAAATGAGCAAGCACTATTACGCAATCGTGGACACCGAAACCACTAAAAAACAATCGGTCGCGGACTTCGGCGCTGTCGTTGTCACTCGCAAGGGTAAAATTGTCGAGCAGTTCGGCGCTATGGTTCTCGGACATTTCGGCAAATTCGATTTGTTCTCCGACCCGTCCGCTCCTGATTCGGCTTTTTGGTCTGAGCAATCGGCACAACGCCGAGCCAAGGATTATGATGCAATGCTGGAGTCTGGCGAGCGTTCTATCTCATCGCCTGCGCTGATTAACCAATGGCTTGCTGGCGTAAATGCTCGATACGCTCCGGTTTTGACAGCTTACAATCTGAGCTTTGACCTAGGCAAATGCCGCAATACTCGCATTAACCTTGGCATTTTCTCCGAGCGTTTTTGTCTAATGAAGGCGGCCAAAAAAGTTATTGGCAGCCAAGCGGGATACCATGATTTTTGTTATGATAACGATTTGCTTACGGCAAAGCTGCGTAACCCTAGCATGACCGCCGACACAATGGCAAAATTCATCTTAGGTATATCGTTAGCGGATGAGCCTCACACTGCGCTAGAAGATGCGCGTGATTATGAGGCGGCAATTCTGACTTACATTCTGCGGAATGTTACCAGAAAGCAATTGTTGGAGCTTGGGCAATGAAAAAGAAAACCCAAAAAAAGGTGGCGAGATTTTTCGTCACCGCTTACCTAGTCTATTCTGTGCTAACGGATACGCTAATCTGGGGCGGCGCTTTCTACTATCTACTAACGCAAATTTAAGGGAAAAAATTATGGAATTTATCAGAAAAATCAACAAAACCGAAACGGTAACTGTAGAGCGTATGGTGCCACATTACTATAAACAGGAACAAACGCGCGAGGTTTTCGTGGTAGAGCTTTCTCGTCAGGAGGTAGAAGACTTGATTGCCGTACACAGCGAATTGCATAGGGCATATTCATGGTGCCGCGTGCTGAGGGACAAACTTCATTTTGTCCTAGATCTGAAACGCTGTTTCACGTGAAACACTGTTTCACATCCCACGACCAAAATCATTGCTTGACAGCATGATTTTGGCGCGGGGGCGCCAGTAGTAGTACGACGACGATTATATTTGTGTTGCTCGTCCCCGATTGCGAGCGCATGCGCGGGGTTAGTAGTCTTTTGCAGGGATGGGGTGCAATTTACGGTGATTTGGCGCGGGGGCGCCAGTGCAAAAGCGAAGTGCAAAAACGAAAGTGTTGCTTGCGCCAAAATAAGTGCAAAAGCAATGCATGTCAAGTCTTTTTTTCAAGTTAAGTGCAATTTAGTGCAAAAGCGGTGGTCTCCGGCGCCAGTATACATGCAACGCTCTGCAATGTCAAGTATTTTTGCGGGGTTTGCACAAATTATGTCAGATTGCGTTAGTCTTAGATAAGCGTAGATAATTTGTGCAAACCCCGCAACGGGTGCACTTAATTTCATATAATTTTAGTAAATTAGAGTAAATAAAACTTGACAGAAAAACCCCGCGACCGGCCCCCGGGAGATCGGTTGCGATGTTTTATGACCAAACGAGGAAATACAGTTGACAACAGAAGCGTAGGGTTGTATAATAGTTGCATACAAAAGAGGAATAGCATGAACAAATTAGAAAGACAACAAGCACGACTGAACAGCATCTTAGCCAACCCTAACCTTAAGCCTACTGCTGTAGTGCTAGAAGGTAGAGATACGGCTGGTAAATCATCCACTATTCGTGAGTTGACACACTATATGCCTACAGATTCGTACAGCGTTGTTCTTTCTACAAAGCCTACTTCTAAGATTATGAAAAGCTGGCTTAAGTTCTGGGAAACCAAATTGCCTAAGCGACCTATGATTACATTCTTTGATCGTAGTTGGTACTCTAGAGCTATGGTACAGCCTATCAATGACTGGTGCTCAGACGAAGAGTACTGCGACTTCATGCTAACCGTGAACAACTGGGAAGCTAACCAAGACGTAGAGTACATCAAGTTCTGGCTATCTATCAGCGAAGATGAGCAAAATGATCGTATCAACGAGCGAAAGACCTCTCCACTCAAGTCGTGGAAGCTATCACCAAACGATATCAAAGCTCTATCTTACTATGACGAGATGACTATTCTCAAAGAGCGTGTAATGACTACCACTAATGACTGGTATCCTATCAACTACAATGACAAGAAAGAGGGTCGCCTAGCTTTAATTACTAAACTATGTGACACCTTAGAGGAAAGAATTGTTGACAAGAAAAGTCGAAGGTAGTATAATAGTTGCATATAAGGGAGGATAGTATGACAGATAAACAATTTGACATCTTAATGATATACTACGGTGTGCTTGGGGAAGGTTTAGATAAAACTACTGCTATGACCTTATTAATATCAATGGGCGAACACATTGATGATATATCTTGGTTAGTTAAGCATCTAAAATCTAGTGCGAAAGCGAGGGCTCACGTTGAAGAAACGGCTTAGAAATACAATTGGAGGCGTAGTAGATTTAGTAGCTGGCTATTATAACCTAGACGTAGACATCTTCGTGGAAACCGAAGACTTAGACGAGAACAGTGGAGAGTTAGAAGTACTGGGAGGAGGTGTTTACAGCCTCATCCTAGATAGAAAGTTTATAAAAACAGAGGATCTTGTGTATATCATAAGAGCGGTAGCACACGAAATGGTGCACGTTAAACAACACGAACAAGATGGGCTGTGCCTTGAGACAGAAATGTTTAAAGGTGAAAAGTGGGAAGGAGATTACTGGTTCGCTCCTTGGGAAGTAGAAGCAAGAGGACTAGAGGAGGCATTCTTAATGCATTATCTTTTTAGTCAGACAGCAAAAACTGCTTGACAAAAAACAAAAAAGCTAGTATAATAGATTCATAAAATAAAGAAACAAACAAAATTTGGGAGAATTTTAAATGAGCGAATTTACCGCAAAAGCATCAACAAACTACACTGAAGACATGATCTCTGTAATGGAAACAAACTACAGTGCTAATCCTAGTCGTGAGACTGCTGAACTGTTAGCTGTAGAGTTTGACAAGCCAGTACGCAGCGTAATTGCTAAGCTATCAAGCATGGGCATCTACCAAGCACAGGCACGGGCTACTAAAGCAGGTGTTCCGGTTGAGCGTAAAGAAGCAATGGTAGAAGAGATTCAAACCATGCTAGGTGTAGAAGTAGAGTCACTAAGCAAAGCTACTAAGAACGATCTTGTTAAGATGCGAGCAGCTTTGGCAATGATTACAGCCATCGAAGGCTAAGTAACATAACGGCTTCGGCTCCACCGTACCCAACGGAGCCTCCTTTGTAAAGGGTACTCAGAGAAGTCAGGGTTCGCTTCTGCGAATAAGATAGTAAAGTGAGAGGTAAATGTTATGCCTGTCCTCCGCTCTGAGTACTCTTTACAAAGGAGGAAGTGACAGAAAGGCTATGTAACGGACTGCAACTCCGTGTATGCTGGTTCGAGTCCAGTCTTCCTCTCCACAATTTTAATAAAGGAAATGATATGGCACAACGATCTCTAACAGTAGTACATGAACCAGGCCCAGCTAAAAGATCTAGTACAAGTGGTAATCCTAATATGGTGAAGTTTTCTTCTATGAATAAGAGTAAGAAGCGTTCCTATAAGAAGTACAGAGGACAAGGTAGGTAAAAATAGTTCTTGACTGAAAGGTTATTTTTAAGTATAATAGTTAACAGATTTGAGAGAGGCGTACGCTACTCCCTCCTTGTAACCTACAGGCAAGTAAAAACGCTGTAGGGGTAACCTCATACCTAGTTGGGGCGCAGGGGTAACAGCGAGAGCCAGTACAGTTTCGGCAACTTCTATTTATTGATATGCAAGCTGTACTAATCGTTCTCAATATCCCCCTATTGAGAATGGGGAAAGTCATCAACCTGTGAGGCTTTCATCGAATGGAAAGAAGGAGGCAGCCATTCACTCTTTAAATCAACCCCAGATAAGAAATTGTCTGGGGTTTTTTTATGCCTGTTGAAAAAATTTCTTGACATTTTTCATCATGTCCGTTATAATAGATGGTTCCTAAGGAGGATTATATGAGCAACATAATTCAATTTCCAGATGTTAGAGAGCAGAGAGAAATAGAAAAACAAATGGAAGCAACTCAAGTAGTTCTTAGTGAGCTATACGATGCGCTGGAAAAAATAGAGCGGGGTCACATTAGTATAAAAGATAGGACTCTGGAGATAGAAGACGAGTATCAAACCTTAATACAGATGTATGCTGATATTGTTGGCGTAGAGAATGTAGCAGTTAAGTGGCTTGAGTATTGCGGCTTTGTATCCATGGAAAAAGACCCAGAAACAGGAAAACTAACAATTTCCTTCGTACCCCCGGATGAAAACGACTATGAGGAATGAAATGATGTATGATACACAATTACTAGAGGCGCTTGGTAAAAGGCTAGAAGGGGATGTAGCAATCCACGAAGCCAATATTCGAGTATATATGAATAACCCTGTCGGGATAGGCGAACATCCACAACTGATAGCAGCTATTGAAGAAGAAGTAGAAAAGCTAACGGAAGCTGCTGATAAACTAGCAACAGTCAGGAGATTAGTAGCGCAATGAACTATACTGAGGAACAGACTAAGCTAATACTTGAAAAGTACGCGGCTAATCCTGAACCACAAACAGTGGAAGAATTGGCGGCCACTCTCAGTAAAAGTAAGAAATCAATAATTGGAAAGCTAAGTAGAGAAGGAGTTTATAGACGATCTGTTTATAAAACCAAAGCGGGGTTAACGCCCGTCACTAAAGCTGAAATTGTCGCAGAGATAGCATTAGCTTTAAACACAACAGAAGACGAACTTACGGGGTTGGAAAAAGCTCCGAAGCAAGTATTAATCATTATGAAGGAGAGATTGAATGCTGGATAAATTGCTGAACTATATACCTTGGATTCTCTGCGGGGTCTTACTAGGTATCATTAATTACAATAGTATGGTAAATATATGCAGTACTTAAAAGCTGCAAACCTAGTAGGCACATATAGTAGGGGATCTACGGATATTGAAATACTAGAAAACTATGAAAGAACTGACTGTGGAGAAGAAATAAAGTTCTACACACTAAGGATAATTCATGAAAATTCTATAAAATATCCTGTAGGTTCTAGTGCTGAAGGTCAATTGGAAAGACTCTTTGAAAGCATAGAAGCAGTAATGAATCCTTAAAAAAATGATTTTGAAATTGCGAGAAATTGTAAGGGATTTTTAGTTCGGGTAGGATTGGGATATTGTTCATATCCTCGTAGCGGGGTTATTTGATTATCGTTGTACTTAACAATTGTTTTAATTATATAATTCTCGTTGCCTCGAAAGTGGGGTTTTAGTTGTTACTAGATGTCACTTTCAATAACCTAATGGATTTGGAGATGCAATCTCCTTTAATTCCGATTGTACTCCAATTGCATAATGATTTCAAACCACCTTCGTAACAACGAGTATAATAAATCATAGTTAAACCTTATTGATTATCAATTTTAATAAATTATATCACACTTTTTGGCATAAGAAAAGAACTATTTTTGGTAGGGTGACTGTAAATACTTAGTGACAAAGTTGTAGTAGACGCAAAAAAGTTTTGACTTTGATAGCTAAAACAGTGTATAATAGATACTTATTAGGAGAAATGAATGAAAGAAAAAATGTATAGCTTTATTGCCCACCCTGTTAACAATAGCAGAACTGGAGAGTATATAGAGCATTCGATAACGGAACAGCCTGCGATCACTCTCGATGCTATGTTGGAATCCTATACTAGATTCTTATCTGCCATAGGCTATGAACTCGATGGTAGAGAACTTATGATTGTGGACACAGACGAAGTTGACGAGGTACTAGGTTCCTCTATGTCCTTTGACCCTCACTACACTGATGCTATTTGGAAAGACGGTTTAGACGTAAATGATATTTGAAGTATGGGCGGGGTCAGTACTCGCCGCAGCATACCTAGTATTACTCTGGGTAATCGTGGAGTTATTAGATGATTTGTGATCTAGCAGGATTTGTACTAATTGTACTCAATCTACAACTATTAGTTTATTTAAGTGACATAGCAGGAGAATTAATGTGGAAGTGTATATGACAAGTAAAAGAGTATATCGTTTCAGTAATCAGTGGACACATGAGAAGACTGTTTACTTGCTTCCTTCTATCTCAATATCATTAGTTGAGCGTTGTTTAGATGTTTCATTCCTATGGTTTAAGTTCTATACTTTTTTGGAGTACAGACCATAGAAATGGATAAAAGTGTAGCGGATAAATATTACAGAAACTTATGGGATTAGTATGAAAATTGAAGTATCAGATGTAGAAGAGTTTTGGGATGGCAGTGCTAACCTGAAGATGGAACTAGACCAAGAAGCACTAGCAATGCTAGTAGGCATGTCAATTACGGGCATATTAAAAGGAGCGATAGCAGAACATGAAGCTACCACCGTACTACAAGAGGAACTCCAATTTGACTAAACTAAAGAATATAGATGAAGCAGTTAAGGATATTCAGTGGTATATCAATGGAGTTATGGGTGAAGAGCCAACAGAGCTACAAAGAAGTACATTACTTCTCAAGTTGGCAGAATTAAAAAAGATAGTAGACAAAGAATAAAGGGGCTTAACGCCCCTTTTTCATACCAGATAATTAGTGCTAAAACTACGTTGCACAGTTTGTAAACTACCACCTCTATCGTAGAGCGTGACAGTATAGTGATCCTGACTTACCTTGTGAGTACCGTCAGCTAATTTGTTCACAGTTGTTACTGTATCTGTTCTAGTCTGAGGTGCAGCAAGTGTACGCCGCACCGGGGTTATAGCATTAATCTCCATCGTTCATATCCTCTTCTGTAAGCCCACACCAATTGCATGGGTACCCTTCCTCAGTAGAAATCATATCATTTTCTCCCTTACACCAATGTTCCCAGAACGCTAGTGCAGGTTGAAACCCGTCTTGAAATCCTAGTCCCATTACACCCCTCTCCAGTTAAATGTAATTTCTAAGTGTGCAAGCAACCAGGCAAGACGTAGTGTCCAATCTATACCATCTTCCTTATAATTTAAGTACTCAAACGTAATAGTAGGAATTAAAACAAGTTCTCCTGCTTTACGATCTGCCTCTGATATAACACCTTCAATAAATAAATACTTTGTCAAGTTCATGTTCATACCGATCTCCTAAAATGTGTAGCGAATCTCTGTTTCGAGTTGGCTTTTAATATAATCGCGTTTGTCGGAGTCAGCTCCTTCAAACTTCCCCTTTATTACTAAGTTATCCATCTTAAACTTATAGCCAGTTTCAAAGCTATAACCATCCGTCATCGGACCTGCTTCAAGACACTTACCGCACTTAGTTCCTATTAGGTGATATTGGTCGACATCACCATCTGTTACAGCATGACATATACACTTATACATCTAATACTGCCTCTAGATTGGGCGGGAAGTACTCCTTACCCTTTAATACTTTACCATCTTCACGATAGAGTGGCTTTCCGTTCTCTAGCTTAGACATATTACTGTAATGCACTTCGGCAAAACACTCGTCTAAATCAATGCCGAAAGATTGGCCAGCCCCATAAATAACGTACAGTAAATCTGTAAGTGCATCTGCTACGTCTACAACGTCCCTATCTTCGATAGCTTGCTTTAATTCGTCCAACTCTTCTTCAATCAAAGAGATTCTTAGCTCCCGAGTATTGAAGTCACTTAATGTAGGCTCTACCTCACACGTTTGTCCAAACGCTTCCATAAAGTCGCCAACTAACTCAAAATTTGTTCCGCTTATCATCTCTTTGCCTTTTTTGTTCTCTGATACGAGCTGACGCTTTCGCTTTGTTCCTTTTGGAGCTAGGCTTCTCGTAATGTTGTTTTCCCCTCAGTTCAATGAGGCTGTCTTTGGTGTTTCTTTTCAGTGCTCTGATAGCACTATTTATATTACCATTTCTTACTGATACTTTCAAATGTAATCTCCAAAAGAGTCATCCCCATCGTACAGGTCTTGATATTCTGTATAGCTATCGGGTTGTCCATCTTCATAATCAGCATCATTATAGGTGTCTTTCTCGAAGTCGAGTTCTTCTACTTCGAACTCCCTCTGTAGTTGCTCGATTAACTCTTCTGTTGTTACTTTTGTCTTTGGCATTATTCCTTACTCTTCTTTATAAAAACCCAACCTCTGTCTCTTAGATACTTAGCCTGTTTCACACAGGAGTTGTAAGATCGGTCAGGAAACAGTTCTTGTAGCCTCTCACAGTCTGATGAGTAGTATTGCTTTGATAGCGTAACTCTCTCGTCATACGTCCAAGGTCTTCTCGTATATTTCATAGATTTCCTATTTCATTATAGGTATAATTATAATAGCAATAACCTCCAAAGTCAAGTGTTATTTTTAACAGTCACTCAAAAATAATACTTGACTTTGCAACCGATTTCCCCTATAATATCTTAGAAATCCTAAGAAGACAAAAAAGAAAAACAGGAGTAGTTCATGACCGGTATCGAGTTTTACGCTCTTTTAGCTTTTATATTAGCAGGGGCTATGTACAGTAGTTATAAGCTAGGAAAAAGAGAAGGAACCGTAGATACAATAGAATGGTTATTGGGCCTGGGGAAGCTCGACGTAGATGACGAGGAGCTGTTCACACACTATGATTAATGGAACGACTCTTGGGGTTTTAGTAATGCTTCTGTATTTTTCAGTACAGATTTATTCACACTGGATAGACTAAAAACGGTCGGAGCACCACAAACGCCCAGGAAGAGATAAATAGTGAAAATGATGAAAATAAGGCTAGAAGAGATTGCCTGCGACGGTATACTCTGCGATTTCATATGGTCATTGGCCATAGTAATGGGGACGTTATCGGCGCTAGCTTGGTAGTAAAACTGGAGGGACTTAATAGTCCCTTCTTCACTATATAGTTCTCCATAAGGATATATTATGGCACTTGGATTTATAAAAGAGCTGATTGGGCCTGTATCAGGTTTAGTATCAGAGTTTATAGTAGACAAAGATCAAGCTAATAAGTTAGCACATGAAATAGCTACATTAGCGGATAAACAGCATCACGCACAACAGCTAGCGCAACTAGAAGTAAACAAAGTCGAAGCTGCACATAAATCTTTATTTGTAGCCGGATGGAGACCAGCAATTGGTTGGACGTGCGGCTTAGGATTATTATATAACGTGATACTACATCCCATACTTTCTGTATGGATAGAGTTACCCCCCGTAGATACCGAAGCACTCACTCCCGTAATGATGGGTATGCTAGGATTAGGGGCCATGAGAAGCTACGAAAAAGTACAAGGCGTGAGTAGGGAAAAGTAATGGAAAGAAATTTCAAAGAGACCCAACAGGATTTAACTGAGCTAAATGGTGATGGAAACCGTGATCGGGGTCGTTACGGGGAGGACGAAAGTAATGAAACACAGGACACATCTAAGATTGAGGAGCAAAGAAATGACGCTGAATAATTTAGTAAAACTTTGCGAATGGCCTAATGGAGACTGGTGTTTGCTAGAAGATGTAGAAGAGTTCGGCTACGATAAGTCAGACGACTACGACGTATTAGAGATAACGGAACGACAGTTCTTTTACGAGTACACTGGACAGATAAGAAACGCAGAGGATTGCATATGAACCAAGATAATGTATACAAACAGCTACAACTAGACGAAGGAATTAAGTATGAAATTTACAATGACCATTTGGGATATCCTACTTTTGGAGTCGGCCATCTGATAACAAAGCAGGACGAAGAGTTTGGCTTAGAGGTTGGAACGAGGGTTAGTGAGGATCGAGTCAAGTCAGTGTTTATGCAAGACCTGCATACGTCAATACGAGAGTGTCTAATCCTATATAGGGAGGACTACTTCGACGATTGGCCAGGGGAAGTTCAAGAAATACTTGTAAACATGATCTTTAATATGGGCAGACCACGGCTATCTAAGTTTAAGAATATGCATGCGGCCCTTAACAAATCAGATTGGGTAGAAGCAGCAAAAGAGGGTAGGGACTCCTTATGGTACCGACAAGTACCTAATAGAGCCGAAAGATTAATGAGCAGATTGGAAAATGTATGATACGATTAAAAAGAGCAACCATATTCGTGGTTGATAGCTGGCGTTATGTTATGGATGTGCGGTTTAATCCATTGAGATTTATTGGCGATCCTAGTTTGCAGATGTATTTTACGCTGGCTTTGTTTACAATGTGGAGTGCATACTTCGGGTTTATAGCAAGTCATTACTTAGGACTAGTAAACTATAGTACACTAGCTAGCATCTTTATTCATTTAGCAATAATTATACCTATAGGGTTCACCAACGCAGTCTTTATGGATGCTGAGCGTGCTGGCTCTAAGTGGCTAAGAGAGTGGAGAAATAAAGATAGTTTGTAATAAAATTATTCTTGACAAATTAATAATAAGGTGTCATAATACACACTATGAATATTTTTATATTAGATGAAGATTTAGACAAGTGTGCTGAATATCACGTTGACAAGCATATTGTAAAGATGCCCCTAGAGGCAGCACAGATGCTATGTACTAATCACTGGATAGATAAGTACCTTGGCTATGTACCACAAAAACTTACTAGAGAGGAATGGGCAGTTGTTAAAGAAGCAAAGAAAAATCCTGTTAGGGACTTTCCTTATCTTCCCACTATGTACAATCACCCCTGTACTATATGGGCAAGAGAGTCCCAGCAGAACTACGAGTGGTTATTCTGCTACGGTCTTGCGCTCAACGACGAGTACAGATATCGCTACGGTAAAGAACATAAGTCAGTGCATGAAGTTATACTCCAGCTACCTGATATCAGCTTACCCAGTACCGGTCTCACTACCTTTGCACAGGCTATGCCCGATGAACTCAAATCAGACAAGCCCATTGCTAGTTACAGAGCCTTCTACCACAAAGACAAAGCAACCTTTGCCAGCTGGAAGTACAGGGATAAGCCAGAGTGGTGGGATGAAAACGAAGCAGATTACAACGAAAGGATTACAAGATAGTGGCAGTTAGAATAGTTAGTAAGTCAAGCGATGATGTATTAAATGATATAGCATTCGCAGCAAGGGTGTCCAACCCTTCAAACCAAAACAATGAAGAAACCGCAGAAAAATTAGTACGATACCTCATTAAACACGGACACTGGTCTCCTTTAGAGATGGTATCTGTAACAATGGAAATAGACACCACCAGAGATATTGCTAGACAGATACTGCGTCATAGATCCTTTTCTTTTCAAGAGTTTAGTCAGCGTTATGCAACAGTAGACGAACTACCAATACCTGCCTTCAGAGAAGCTAGAGGACAAGATCCTAAGAATCGACAGAATTCTGTACGACTAGAGGACGGCCCCATACATCTAGAATGGCTAACTAAGCAGAGAAATGCTTGGCACGCCTCTATGACAGCTTACAACTGGGCGTTGAAGAACGGTATCGCAAAAGAACAAGCGCGGGCAGTCTTACCAGAAGGTATCACTCCATCACGATTATATATGGCAGGAACAATTCGTAGCTGGGTACATTTCATTCAACTGCGTAGCGGGAACGGCACACAACTAGAACACCAAACTATCGCTCTAGAATGTGTTGAAGCCCTGAAACCCATATTTCCTATGATCGAGGAATTTGTAGAAAAATGAAAGTAGTTAAACCGTATGTTATTTATGGAAAACAGGACTGTATCTTTTGTGATAAAGCAAGGCGCTTACTCAAAAGTGAGGGTGTAGAGTTTACATACTTACAGTTAGATAGTGATTACACGATGGATGAGCTGTGGGAAAAAGTCAAGTTTACAACGTATCCGCAGATTTTTTTGTACGATTATTCTATTGGAGGCTATAGTGATCTTCAAAAATCGTTTGACAAACAGAGGGGATTGCTGTAGAATGGAAGGTATAAAATATGATGGAGAGAAGCCAAAAATGCATTTGCTCCCTCCGAAAGCACTAACAGAAGTAGCTAAAGTATTAACCTTCGGAGCACAGAAGTACGACGAAGAGAATTGGAGAAAGCTGGACAATCTACAGAGTAGATATAGTTCCGGTGCACTTCGGCACATATTCGCACACATAGATGACGAAGAGATAGACCCAGAAAGTGGGCTGTCTCACTTAGCACACGCAGTGTGTTGTCTATTATTTAAGTTGGAGATTGAGTTAGAAAATGGCAAGAGTAAAGAAAAAGAGCTACGAGAACCTGACGGATGTAAACATAGAGCGAGTGATAGCTCTTTTGAATCCGACATCCTCTACAGTAAAAGCTATTACGAAGAAAGAGGGTTGCGAGATACTGAATATAGCATACAATACTGCCAGGTTGACAAAAGTTCTGGCGGACTATGAGGAACGTAAGACCTACGAACTAAGAAGAAAGTCTATAAACAAAGGAAAAGCAGCTACTGCTGGTGAGATTAAAGAGGCAATTACCTTTTATCTACAAGGCGATACTGTAAGTGACATTTCTAAAGGTCTGTATAGATCAGCCTCGTTCGTAAAAGCCCTACTAGAACGCATTGGAGTACCACAGCGACCAGCCTCTGCTGAAGACAGAGCACAGAATGCTTACTTACCAGAAAGCTGTGTGGCTGAAGAGTTCATAGAGAAAGAGATAGTATGGTCTGCTGCACATCACGCACCTGCTGAAATCAAAGCGCGCTTAGACGACGCTAAATACATAGCTCTTTATGGGGTTCCCTGCTATCAGATTTATATACCTGAGAAAGTAGACTCCAGTGAAAGTTCATATTCTAATACAGAAGTTGGAGGATTCAACGCCTACTCCCCTGCATATGATTTAGGAAAACTAGAACATTTGCAAGAGTACGGTGTTGACTTACAGAAGGTATGAGTTGGTGGGATATATGGAAATACACAATTGGTTCTTTCGATGATGAGACAACCAGAGAGCAAGATAATATTATAGCTATACTACGCACAGGAATAGTTCTTATAAATGTTTTTTGTGCTTGTATGATTATGGCAAACATCGTGCATGGGTGGTAGATATGGACTTCACAGACAATGTTCTAGAGTGTCTCTATCAGGAAGACTGTTTCATAGAGTACATGAGTGTAAACAGTGGTAGAACTCTTGAGGGGTGGTTCACTCTTGCAGGAGATAAAAAAATTAAACAATACGATGTCTCGGATACAATAGTAGTTTGGGATATAGAAAATGAAAAGTGGGAAGATATTCGCACAAATACAATTTGCCGATGGCAGAGGAGATACAATGGATAGTGAAAAGTATATAGGACAGTTCTACTGTTATCTAAGAAGAGACTATTTTAGATGGAGTGAGTACATATCTTTTTATAGAAGATTGGACGCCGAACTTGGATAGTCTGGTGCATCCACGGATGCGATGGATGGGGTATGAGCAAGAAGGCGATAGCTACATAGATAAGCGTCATGACCCTATCCCTACCGGAGGCCTTGCGCCTCCTGCCGTGGATGACAGTGATATTCCTACTACTGTTTTGTCTATAATACAGATCAGGTCTGTTCAGCGCGGAAGAAGCGTAGAGAAGTTGCTGAGAAAAATTAGCAAGATAGAAGCAGGAGTTCTTAAACCTATTACAGTAGACATGGATGGTTACATTATTAACGGGCATCATAGGTATGACGCTTATAGAATTTTAGATCATTTTCATATAAATGTGCGTGTTATGCCGTACAGTATTAATGACTTAGTAGAAAAAAATTCTTGACAGGAATGTTAAATTGAATTATAATAGTTGTCAATAAAGAGAGGAAACCAATGGGCGACCGATTTTACGCACAACAACGAGAAGTACTGGGTACCTGCCCAGGATTAAACCACCCTATTAAAAGGAAAAGAAACATGGCTTGGGACGACGATAAGAAAGCAGCGGTAATCGAAGCATACGAGAACGCAAACCCTACCCCCGAAACATCAATGGAAATCGTAAAAGATATCGCTGAGGAACATGACGAGTCTCCCAACGGAGTTCGTATGGTACTTAGCAAAGCTGGTGTTTACATCAAAAAGACCCCTGCAGCAAGCGGAAGTAGTACTACTTCTAGTGGTTCAACAGGCGGCACACGAGTATCAAAGCAAGCAGCACAAGACGCACTTACAGCCATTATCGTAGATATGGGTAAGGCAGTTGACGAAGACGTAATTTCTAAGTTGACTGGTAAAGCAGCCGTTTACTTCGCAGGTGTACTATCTGCCGCTGACGCAGAGGACTAAATCTTTCATGGCCCTTCGGGGCCACCTTTTCTCTTAGAGAGTAATGCAGCAAAATAAATTTTGCTAACCTACTACTAAGGAGTAATTGTGAAGAAAGAGGACTTAGCAAAGCTAGTAACGGAATTCGGTGATGCTATCATTACCTACAGAAGTGAAAACTCGAAGAAACTAAAGTACAATGTTTGTACGATTGACTTTAGTACCCCCTATATTCAAACAAAAACTAATCGGGCAAAAGAATCTGACAGGACTCTTTTGCTTTTTTGTTGGGATACAGATTCGTACAGACTGCTAAAGCCTGAGAGCGTTACTAGCGTAGTGCCTCTGTCCACTATACTTCGGAATGGAGTATAGCTATGGAACTCCACGAAGCCCCCTCTAAGTATGAAAAGGTTATTCATTACGATGAAGCGAAAGAAACACAAGTACGTCTTGTAGTTAATTCGTTTCGTGGCATAGAGTATATGCATGTGAGAAAGTATTTTTTAGACTTCGATGAAGAATGGAGAGCAGGAAGAGAAGGTGTAGCAATGCCCTTGGATTTAAGTAATTCAAGAGAGCTGTTTGCTGGCCTTATCGAAATATTATCCCTAGCAGAGAGTAAGGACATCCTAGAGGAGTTCTTTAAAGATTATTTAGACGAAATGTATAAATAACCTTTGACTTTCGTCGCTCTCTCTAGTATAATAGTATATATTGAATTGAGGGTAATATGAAGAATTTTTTGGACAAAGCAAGTAGTTTGTACTATGCAGGCACTCCTATGCTATTAGATGATGAATTTGATAGTCTAGCGTCTAGGTATAACTACAGCAATGTAGGACATACTGTTACTGACGGTGTGCCACACTTGTACCCAATGTACTCGCTCCAAAAATGTTTCGACATAGAAGATTCGCCGTTAAACGTGAACGACTGTGTATGTACCCCCAAGCTCGATGGAGCAGCAGTATCTTTGCTATATGTTAATGGACGCCTAGAGTTGGCTTTAACTCGCGGTGATGGTAAGGTAGGCAGAGATATAACTTATAAGATGAAGCTATTAGTACCTAATGTTATTAATGGCGGACATTTTACTCAGATTACCGGAGAGGTTGTTGCTCCTAATAGTATACCTAACTCTCGTAACTACGCTTCAGGTTCTTTGAACTTGAAAGACTTATCGATTTTCTCTAGTAGAGATCTTACGTTTGTAGCTTACGATGTGTACCCAAGTACCTTAGAGACTTATATGTCTACTATGGGTGCCTTGAGTCATCTTGGAATGAATGTTGTTACTCACTTCGATTCAAGTCCCTTCCCTACGGACGGTGCTGTGTATCGTATTGACGACAATACTAAATTTCTAGAGTTAGGACATACTGCTCACCACCCACGAGGTGCTTTTGCCTTGAAAGAGCAGAAGGAAGGAGTAGTAACTAAACTACTAGATGTAACATGGCAAGTAGGTAAGAGCGGGGTCGTAAGCCCTGTAGCAATTCTAGAGCCTGTTACTATAGGTGAGGCAGAAGTAGCTAGAGCCACTCTACATAATATAGATTACATTCGAGAACTAGAGTTAGAGATCGGGTGTAACGTAGAAGTTATTCGTAGTGGAGAAATTATACCGCGTATTGTACGCCGTGTATAATTTAAGTTATACCTCAGGAAAAATAGTTCTTGACAGAAACCTTAAAATCTCGTATAATATATGTTCAATTTCAGAGGAGTCCCATTAGTGTTTTCGATTCAAGCCCCCACGAATTGCCCAAGTTGTGATTCCGATCTTGAGTGGAGTAACTCTCTTCTTTACTGCCGCAATGTTTCTTGTGGCAGCCAATCAAGTAAGAAAGTAGAACACTTTGCAAAGACCCTTAAAATTAAAGGTCTTGGGCCCGCTGCTGTAGCTAAACTAGAGCTTGTTAATGTGTTAGATATCTATGACTTAACTGTTGCAGATATCACACTTGCATTAAACTCCGAAAAGCTGGCCGAGAAATTGTACAACGAGATAGAAAACTCTAAAAAAGCATCACTAAACCTATTACTACCAGCACTGAGCATTCCCCTGATTGGTAAGACAGCTTCCGATAAACTTTCTACTGTATGTAAAAATATGGATGAAATAGACGTAGAAATGTGCGAGAAAGCGGGTCTTGGGCCAAAGGCGACTGCCTCTTTGATGGATTGGATAGAAGATTCAGTAGATGTATATTGCTTATTACCACACTCATTTCTTTTTGAAGAGAAATCATCCTTAGTTAGTGTTAATGGTGTAGTGTGTATAAGTGGTAGATTGAAGAGTTTTAAAACTAAAGCTGACGCAACAACAGCACTATCAGATGCAGGATACAGAGTCGTAGGCTCCCTGACCAAAGAAGTGACTATACTCGTAAACGAGAGCGGCGTAGAATCAGCAAAAACAACCAAAGCCAGAGAGTCTGGCGTAACTATAATTGAAAATCTTAAAGATTTTATTGGAGAGTAAAACATGGCATTGCCAAAGTGGACCGAAGAACGTACCGAACAGCTTACTAGCTTCGTCGGTAACGAAACACCTATTTCTCAAGCAACTGTTGCAGAAGCAGCAGAAAACCTTGAAACCTCAACCCGTTCAGTTTCTAGCAAACTGCGTAAGATGGGTTTTGATGTAGAGCTGGCGTCAGCCTCCTCTGCCCGTGCTTTCACGGAAGCACAAGAAGCTACTTTGCAGACATTCGTGTCTGACAACAGTGGTGAATATACTTATGCTCAAATCGCTGATAACTTTGAATCAGGCGCTTTCTCTGCTAAGTCAATCCAAGGAAAGATTCTTTCTATGGAACTGACAGATCACGTTAAGCCTGCTCCTAAAGTAGAAGCCGTTCGTACCTATAACCCTGATGAAGAGGAAACTTTTGTTTCAATGGTTAATGATGGTGCTTTCGTTGAGCAGATCGCAGACGCTCTAGACCGCAGTGTAAACTCAGTACGTGGTAAAGCTCTTAGCTTGCTTCGCTCTGGTGACATTGATGGTATTCCTCGTCAGGAACATACCAAAGGTTCAGCAAAAGAAGATCCATTAGCAGACTTGGGTGATATCTCAAGCATGACAGTGGAAGCTATTGCAGAAAACATTGGTAAGACTGCTCGTGGTGTAAAGACTATGTTGACCCGTCGTGGCTTGGTCGCTTCCGACTATGACGGTGCTGCGAAGAAAGAAAAAGCCGCTGGCTAATCTTTCGTAAATAAGTTGGTAGTAGTTATCTTTTGCCAGATAGCTACTACTTTTTGGTTGGTTGGGAGTTACTTTGAATATTGCTAGTGCGCTAATAAAGCAAGTACTTACGTTACAGGATTTCGAAACCTGGAGTTCCGTTCGTAAGGATTATTTGCCTACAGAGTATCATACTGTGTTTAACACAATTGATAGGCATTACGATAAGTTTCACCACCTACCAACCTTTGAAGACTTGAAGTTTGAGATACGTGACTCTGCAACTATTGAAAAGCTATATGCAATCGAGAGTGTGGAAGTTGATGTAGATGCATTTATGCTGCTACAATATCTCAAGAACGAGTATACCCAAAAGGAAATCTTAGATTCCCTAGAGGATTATATTGATAACTCTGTAGCTTTTGAAGATGCAGAAGAATCAGTAGCACACTTACATCAGATTGTTCTAGATGTTGAAAAGAAAGTTGACCTAGAACTACCGCAGGAGAGTATGCAACGTATTCAACTGTTTGAAGATGATGAAGAGATTGGCAAATACCTGCCCCTCGGCCTAAACGCTGAGTACGATTACCAGATACAGTTCTCTCCCAGAGATCTTGTTCTTCTTGGTGGTCGTCGTGGAGCAGGCAAGTCTCTTACCTGTGCAAATATTGCTCATACTGTCTTTGAGAGTGGTCGTTCGGCTATGTATTTCACTATTGAAATGGATAGTCGTTCAATCCTTCAGAGAGTATGTTCTATTGCAACGGGAATACCTTTTTCTCGTCTGCGCACGAAAAATCTTAATGTAACAGAATGGGAAAAAGTAGCGGGTTGGTGGGCTAGTCGTTATACGGATGGCCAAGATCGTTTACAGGAATATCGAGAACACCGCGACTTCGAGAAGTTTCATCATAATTTATCAACTACTACTGAGCTTCTCCCAACTCAGCAGCTAGATGTGATTTATGATCCAGGCCTTACTCTGGCAAAAATTAAGGCCGAATTGGACAAGAAAGTGAAAGCTCTCAACGTCGGGGTTATCTTGGTAGACTACATTAACCAAGTGAAACGCTCCGCTATCCCATCTCGTTCTGGACAGTACGATTGGACTGAACAAATAGAAGTAAGCAAAGCCCTAAAGAGTATGGCACAAGAGTACGAATGTACTGTCATATCTCCTTATCAGACTGACGCTACCGGTGAAGCGCGTTTTGCAAAAGGTATTCTTGACTCAGCTGATGCTGCCTATGCGCTAGAAGCGTATGAGCACGAAGACAACTGTATCACGTTTAACTGTGTTAAAATGCGTTCCGCCGCGCAGCTATCTTTTACATCTAAGATGGACTGGGAAACAATGAAGATTGGCCCAGAGTCTGCCATGTCTCCTGCAGAGAGAGAAGTGTCAGAGCACAAGATAGATGAAGATATTGATGATGTCGCCTTCTAAATAGTTCTTGACTTTTCTAGCTGAATCTAGTATAATATACATTCTCACAATCGAGGAAGCATATGATTATTCACGGAAGTATGTCACATACAACTTCAGGCAGAAGGAAAAAGCGAGTGTATAAATCACGTTCAAAAGCACCCTTCATACCACTAAAGATAAAAGCAGACAGCGTATTCGCTATAGATCCTGTCTGGCACAAGCACAGATCCGCTCCTTTCATTCCAGCTCCAGAAATGCAGCGAGACAAGGATGCACAGTTCAAGAAAGATATTAGTAGTAATTATACGATTAGTATTCCTTACAACAAGGGTACATACCAAGTTATTCCTAATGACGACATAAAACATATCGGTAAGTAAATGAACGTAGAAGAGTTATTAAATCAGAAGCAGATTGCTTTCATCCCTAAAGGTAAAGACTTTGTTGTTAAGTGCTTGAACCCTGAGCATGATGACAGTAATCCTAGCATGAGAATTGATCAGATTGATGGTAGATTCAATTGCTTTGCTTGTGAGTATAAGGGTAACTTGTTTACATTCTTTGGAGAGACAGCCTCTGGATTTCAGCTCAAGAGAGAGACAATGAAGCGTAAGATCCAGGAGAAGAAAGCAGAGTCTGTCGGCCTCTCCTTCCCGAAAAACTATATGCCTTATGTAGGCAATTGGCGTAACATCACACCTAAAACTTATAGAAAGTTTGAGGCGTTTGAACACACAGACCCAGACTATATCAGTAGGATTAACTTTCCTATTAGAAATATCTCTGGAAAGATAGTAGCTTTTCAAGGTAGACATACCGCTAGTGGTATTCCTAAGTATAAATTTACACCACCAGGAGCAAAGCTGCCCTTGTTTCCACAGGTATTTCCCCTACTCGGAGAAATAATTCTAGTAGAAGGTATTTATGATGTAATCAACTTACATGATAAAGGACTAGAGAACGCAGTATGCTGCTTCGGCACAATGAATATCAATGAAGATAAGTTAAGAATGCTCTCTATGCAGGGCTGCTCTAAGATAGCTATCTTTTTTGATGGAGACGAAGCAGGACAGAAAGCTGCACAAAACATCAAGGTAATGTGCGAGAAAGTTGGTCTCGTATCTAGGAACGTGAATCTTAAAGACACTGATCCTGGAGCACTTACCCAATCTCAAGTAACTGGACTAAAGAGAAAATTATATGCCTAAAGTTGCATTAGTAGAAACTAAATCAAGCCGCACAGACTTCCAAAAAGAGTTTGAAGGGGCTTTCGAGTTTGATCGTTACCAATTGTGTTCCGATTCCACACTTAAAAAAGTATTAAAAAAAGACTGTGACATCGTTATAGATACAGATGCCTATGAATGGATTATCCTAGTAGGTAGTGATGCACTGAAATACTTTACAAAAATCAATTCAGTCACGGAATATTCTGGTAAAAAAGTAGAAGGTAAGTTCCTGCCTGTGATTAACCCAGCTATGCTTGCCTTCAAGCCAGAAGCTCGTAAGACTTGGGAATCATCTAAAGATAGTATCATAGCTTACATTAATGGTGAGATAGAAGATATAATCATTGATGAAACCATCGCTAGAGGTATACAAGACACTGAAGAAGCTAAGAAGTGGATTCAGGGTGCTCTAGACTTTGATGGTCATGACCTAATTGCTCTTGACTCAGAGACTACTGGTCTATATCCTCGCAACGGCCACGTTATCGGCATCTCTATGTCGTATAACGGTCTCAGCGGGGTCTATATAGATACAGATTGCTTTGACGAAGAGATAGAAGATATGCTACGCGAATTATTCCTAAATCGCACAGTTATCTTCCACAATGCGAAGTTCGACTTAGCGTTCTTCCAGTATCACTTTAACTTCGTTTTTCCTAAATTCGAAGATACTATGTTACTGCATTATCTAATTGATGAAAACCCTGGTGGGCATGGCCTCAAGCAGTTAGCTATTAAGTTCACACCTTACGGTGATTACGAAAAGCCTATGTATGATTGGATAGATCAACATAAGCGAGCTAATGGTTTGAACCAAGCAAGTTTCACTTGGGATATGATTCCATTCGATACTATGAAAACTTACGCAGCTATGGATGCTGTCTGTACTTTCGCTCTCTTTGAGAAATTTGTAAAAATTAAACAGAACCCTAAGCTAAAGTGGGTATACGATAACATTCTTATTCCTGGGGTTAGATTTCTTCTAACTACACAAGATAATGGTGTTCCGTTTGATCCATCACGCTTGTCTGTTGCTCAGGAGCTTATGCAGGACAACATCGACGTTGCTATCGAGGAGCTTTACAAGGTACCAGAAATTAGTAAGTTTGAAACTGCTCAGGGCAAACCCTTCAATGCAAATAGTACAGTACAACTTCGTGCACTTCTTTTTGACTATATCGGCTTACAGCCCACAGGCAAGAAGACTGGCACAGGTGCAAACTCTACTGATGCAGAAGTTCTGGAAGAACTTAGTAGAAAACATCCAGTACCCAAGCACATCCTTGAGATACGACAAAAGTCTAAGATCAAGAATACTTACTTAGATAAGATTATTCCGCAGCTTGATAGAGATAACAGACTGCGTACTAATTTCAATCTTCATGGAACTACCAGTGGTCGTCTGTCTTCCTCTGGTAAGTTAAATATGCAACAATTACCTCGTGATAACCCTATTGTCAAAGGTTGCATTAAAGCTGCACCCGGCAATAAAATTGTCGCAATGGACTTAACTACAGCAGAGGTGTATGTTGCCGCTGTTCTAGCTAATGACCAGGCACTGATGGATGTATTCCGTTCCGGCGGTAACTTCCACAGTAACATTGCACATAGAGTATTTAGACTAGCCTGTGAGCCAGAAGAAGTTGCAGAACTATATCCGATGCAAAGACAAGCGGCGAAAGCTGTAACCTTTGGTATCATGTACGGCGCTGGAGCTAATAAAATCTCACAGCAAGTAACAACAGATTCCGGCAAACACTTTAGCCGTAGTGAGGCACAAGAAGTTATTGACGACTATTTCAGATCTTTCCACAAGCTAAAATCTTGGCTAGAGAAGAACCAGAAGTCAATAGAAGTAAATGGATTTATCTATAGCTACTTCGGTCGCAAACGCAGACTACCTAATGTTGCTTCAGAGGACAAAGGTATCAAGAGTCATAGTATCAGATCAGGGCTGAACTTTCTAGTACAGTCACCTGCATCAGATATCAACCTTTTGGGCGGTATTGATATGTCAGAGTATATTCGTGTTAACAAGATGGGTGCTCGCATCTTTGCTCTTGTACACGACTCTATTCTAGCTGAAGTACCAGAGGATGAGATAGAACATTATTCAGATAAACTCAGAGAGTTTATACAAATGGATCGTGGTGTAAGCATTCCTGGTACACCTGTTGGCTGCGACTTTGATGTACACGAAGATTATTCTTTAGGTAAATTCGAGAAGCAGTATGGTAGTTACTTACTCTAACCTACACAAAGTAGAGTTCCCTGTATTTCCGATAGGATCTAGCAACTGGACATTTACTGACGGACTCTTATATCTTGATAACGAGTTATTGGATGATAAGAATATGTCAGGTAAGACTCTAGGAGCTAGAAGAATACAGACTCCTTTTAAAAGTTTGTACACACTTAAAAAGTGTATAGAAACGCCAGTAGGAATACTGAAGCAGAGTAAAAATACCTACATAGATAACAAAGGTACTCCCTTTATCTACTCTAAAACTAAAATGGTTCCTTTGAAGTATTATAGTATAGAGAAAGTAGTTAGAAAAGAAACTGCTTCAGTGCTGTGGCTGAAGGGCATATCCTACCCTTTTGCTGTACCACGTCCGCCTTTGCCAGAGTTTGCTTGGGCGGGCATTTTACATCTTAATAACGCACCATGGGTGTTATACGAGTACTCAGAAAACAAAGAGTCTGACACTCGAAGAAAAGTATAAATAATATGGCTAAAAATAGAAGAACTCTTGCTGGAGCAAGTCTTACATTACAAGAAATAGAACCTCTAACACAGAACCAATTACTAGCTTTTGAAAGCAATAAACATCTGCTGCTCCACGGGGTCGCAGGAACAGGGAAGACTTTTATTTCTTGTTACCTTGCTTTCGATGATATGATCAAAGGCTGTTATAATAATTTGGTTATTCTAAGAAGTGCAGTACCCACTAGGGATATTGGATTTCTTCCAGGAAACGAGAAAGAGAAAAGTGCAATCTATGAAGCACCCTACAAAGATATAGCTGTAGAGCTATTCGGAAGAGGGGACGCTTATGAGATACTGAAGCAAAAGAGTATAGTTCATTTTATGACTACATCTTTTATCAGGGGAATTACTCTGAGAGACGCAGTAATCATTATAGATGAGTGTCAAAACATGACATTGCATGAGCTAGACTCTATTATTACGAGAGTTGGTGAAAACTGTAGGGTTATCTTTTGTGGTGACTTCCGACAGTCTGATCTGGGTAAGAATGGTTTAGAGCAATTTGTCTCTATCTTAAAGCGAATGGAGCAGTTTGACCTAATCGACTTTGAGATTAAAGATATTGTAAGAAGTGAATTCGTAAAGAGTTATATAACAGCAAAGACAGAACTAGGACTATAATATGGACAGACAAATATATAACATACTCGGAGACGAGATTGAAAGACAGAACGAGACTATAGAGCTTATAGCCTCCGAAAACTTTGCATCTGAAGCAGTGCGAGCTTTGTGCGGATCAGTATTTACTAATAAATACGCAGAGGGCTATCCTGGGCGTAGGTATTACAACGGCTGTGAAAACATGGACGCTATTGAAAGTCTTGCTATCTCTAAGGTATGCGATGTATTTGGTTCAGATTTCGCCAATGTTCAACCTCACAGCGGGGCTAATGCAAATACAGCAGTATATCAGGCTTTTCTAAAGCCGGGTGACAAAATATTGGGTATGGATTTAGCCTCTGGAGGACATTTGTCTCATGGGGCAAGTGTAAATCAGTCTGGAAAAGTTTATCAGAGCTTTTCCTACGGAGTTGATCCAGAAGGTTGGATCAACTACGATTTAGTAGCAGATAAAGCTGAAGAGGTAAAACCACAAGTAATAGTTGCGGGAGCTTCGGCCTACCCACGACAAATACAGTGGGAGCTTTTCAGAGAGATAGCAGATAGTGTAGGTGCTAAGCTAGTAGTAGATATGGCACACTACTCCGGCCTCATAGCGGGAAAATCCTACGAAAATCCTATAAACTTTGCAGATGTAGTTACTAGCACAACACATAAAACTCTAAGAGGGCCACGAGGGGGTATTATACTTTGGAACAATCCTGGTTATACTAAACGTATAAATAGTGCTATATTTCCTGGTACTCAGGGCGGTCCTTTAATGAACATTATTGCTGCTAAAGCACAGTGCTTCATAGAGGCTTTGGCCCCAGAGTTTAGTAGATACGCTAGACAGGTAAAGTTTAATGCTCAGTGCATGGCAAGAAAGTTTAAAGAAAACAACATTGATCTTCAAACATCTGGTACAGATAGCCATCTGTTACTATTAAATCTTAGTAACACAGCATGGAGTGGTAAGGCTTTAGCGAATACACTGGAAGCACAGGGTATTACCGTAAATAAAAATGGTGTGCCAAACGACCATAGATCATTTACAGAGACTAGCGGTATCCGCATAGGCACTGCGGCAGAAACTACTAGAGGCAAAGAGTATGTGGAGTTTATGGAAATAGCTATTAGAATATCTGACATAATCAATGAAGGCCAATAAATGAAAGCGGTAATCAGCAATAGAATTTACCTAGAGGTGACGCAAGAGTATAAGGATTTCATCAATAATGAACTTACTTATGCTATTCCGTCTTACAATCCTACAGAACCTCCTATGGTTATAAAGAATATGTCTCGCATTAAAACGGATCTTGTCAGTATACCTGTCGGGAGAACGGATTTGATACCAGAAGACTATGAGATTGTTGATAAGCGTTTAAATGTACCAGTAGACTTTCCTGACTTTAGGTTTGATCTACGAGAAAGCCAACAATTGGTATATGACGAGATCGAAGATAACGCCATAATTAACGCTTGGGTCAGTTGGGGCAAGACTTTTACAGGTCTTGCTATAGCTGGTAAGCTAGGTCAGAAAACTCTCGTTGTAACACACACTGTCCCCCTAAGAAATCAGTGGGCACAAGAGGTAGAAAAAGTCTTTGGGTTTACGCCAGGAATTATTGGTAGTGGAAACTTTGATACTTCCCAGGCTATCACTATAGGCAACACCCAGACTTTATACCGTAACTTACCGAAGATAAAAGATCAGTTCGGAACAATTATTCTGGACGAAATGCATCACGTATCTTCTCCTACCTTTTCTAAGATAATAGATACTAACTATGCAAGGTATAAGTTAGGTCTATCCGGCACTATAGAAAGAAAAGATGGGAAACATGTAGTCTTTAGGGATTACTTTGGAAATAAACTCTTTAAGCCGCCAAAAGAGAACTTCATGATGCCTACTATCCATGTCTTGCAGTCAGATGTTAGATTTATGGATGGCAACAGAACACCTTGGGCAAACAGAGTAACGGCATTAGCTAACAATGAGGAATATCGACACACAGTGGCAATGCTTGCTGCGGCCTACGCCGCAAAAGGGCACAAGGTGCTAGTTGTGAGCGATCGAGTTCACTTTTTGAAAGCCTGCGCCGAACTGGCTGGTGATAGAGCAATTTGTGTTACGGGTGAGGTCTCGCATGAAGATAGAGAAACACACCTAACTGAAATCAGAAGCGGTAAAAAAGACATTCTTTTTGGTACTCAAGCAATCTTTTCAGAAGGTATCTCCGTTAACAATCTTAGCTGCCTAATACTCGGTACACCAATAAATAACGAGCCTCTTTTGACTCAGCTGATAGGCAGGGTCATACGACTACAAGAGGGCAAGAGAGATCCTGTCATCATAGACATTCATCTAAAAGGGAATACTGCTAAAAAACAGGCTTCCAACAGGATGGGTCACTATATGAGAGAGGGTTATCAAATAAAGCAACTATAAAAAAATAGTTCTTGACACAAACCTTAATTTTTAGTATAATATATGTTCTTATTTGACTGGCGAAGGATTCATAAAGAGGCTAACGGCAACGCTGTAGAGATTGTGCGTATAGTACGGATGCTCGTACTGGGGCAGATACCTACAAATGCTGTAGACCCTATTTATAAATATTCGCAGAAAAACTTCCTTGGGGATAGCTTCATGCTTCATCCCGATGTACTGCTATACCATTCTTATAAGTACCGGTATCGTGAGCTTGCACAATACATTGCATTGTGTGCCTTACGATCTACGGCGTACTTTCGCCTAACTAAAGATACAACACTAGATACCGTACTTCTGCCTGCAGAGGATATGGACACATTAATAAACAATAATAGGCTACTATACTTGGATGATTCACAAATCCTTCATTTCAAGTACGAAGAAGTCAACGCAAAGGAGATTCATTAAATGGCTATTTCATTTAATCAGCAGAAAGGTTCTGCACAAAAAAGTTCAGTTAGCAGTTTTCAGTACAAAGATGGTGACAACAAGTTCCGTCTAGTAGGTGACATTCTAGCTAGATACGTCTATTGGATAAACGGTGAGAATGGCAAGAACATTCCACTAGAGTGTTTATCCTTTGACCGCAACAAAGAAACCTTTAACAACCTAGAGAAAGATTGGGTTCGTGAGTTCTACCCTGACCTCAAGTGTGGCTGGAGCTACGCTACTCAGTGCATCGACAACGGTGAAGTTAAAGTGGTAAACCTAAAGAAGAAATTATGGGAGCAGATCATTACTGCTGCAGAAGACTTAGGTGACCCAACAGATCCAAGTACAGGCTGGGATGTTCAATTCAAGCGTGTAAAGACTGGCCCTCTGCCTTATAATGTAGAGTACCAACTCCAAGCTCTCAAGTGCAAGCCTCGTGCTTTGTCTGATGCA